GATTTAGATGAAAACATTTATGAGCTGCCATGCACCAGCAATAAAACTCTAAAAATACCAATAAACAACTACGATGATGTAATTAATTTTTTAGGCGTTTTGTTTAATCAAGATCACGATTTCAAAACTGTGGTGATAGATTCACTCAGTAGTTTAGAAAAACTAATCATGGACAAAGCTGTTAAAACCACCAACGGGATCACAAGTTTTGCTGATTTTAACTACGGGAAAGGTCATTTGAAAACGATGTGTTTTTGGGAGGATTTTTTTCAAAAAATCAAAAATCTTTGGAAATACAAAAAAATGATTGTAATTTTTTTGGCGCATCATAAAGAAAAAAAAGAAGAAAATTTAACGGGTGCAAGTTACAGCCAATATCAAATTAATTTGCAAGATAGAGCCTCTGAGTTGTTGCGCAATTGGTGTTCGTGCGTCTTGTTTGCCGACGACGAAGTGATCATCGGGGATGAAAAATCAAAAACACTTAACTCAACAAGAATCATTAGAACAGACGGCGGTTTAACGTTCCTTGCTAAAAACACCTACAAACTACCACCAAAAATCTCTTTAGATTGGGACGAACTAGCACAGCATGTTCAAAAATACTACCAGCAATTTAATTACCCGACTGAGCCTACAAACATCACAAAACAAGAACTACAAGAAGAACTAAAAACTGAACAAACCGAAAAAGGAAAATAATATGACTATAATTACTTTTAATATTTCACAAGATGAACAAAAAAAAGCTATAGATAGCGGTTTTTTTGCTGCCGAAATTACTAACGTTGAAACGCCCAATTACAACAACGAATTATATGTAAGTTTAACATGGGAGTTCAACAAGACTTCGCTAAAAGACAAACTCAAATTGTGGGCAAGCGATCCAAAAGAAAAAAAACGCGCTGAAGAAAAGCTAAAAAACATATGTGCGGCTTGCGATATTAGCTTTCCCAATGTTTCGGAAAACAAAGCTCGTATGGATATCGATGTTTTCAAAGGTCGGCAAGCTGAAATTGAAATAGCCCACTATGGCGAAAAACAAAGTCCATACGTCAAAAATTACAAAAAAATAACACATGATTTTAGTGAATTTTAATGGCTTTTGAAAATTTGCAAGGAAAAATATTGGCTCACTACGCGAGTCATGCGGAAGGTAAAACCCGTGGCTATATAGGAGCATCAATGCTGGGGCATGCTTGCGAACGCCGTATTTGGCTCGAATGGAATGGGGCGAAAATACCGCCCCAAGATCCCGAAAAATTAGGCAGTCGTCAAGAAAAATTTGATCGCGGCAGGCACGAAGAAGAGCGTCTGATTAAAGCTCTGCAAGGAGCTGGCTATTTGGTTCTCGATCGTCAGGGAGCTTTTTCAGTGCTAAATGGAAATTTCCAAGGTCATATTGACGGAATAATACTCGATGAAGATGGGAAAAAATATGTTTTAGAAATCAAGTCTGCTAACGAAAGAAATTTTACAGCACTGCAAAAAAAAGGAATCGAGGCCGCTTTCCCTGGTTATTATTTACAATGTCAGATGTATATGCATTTTTTGAAAATCCCGCAATGTCTCTTTCTAGTAGTTAACAAAAACAATGGCGAAATATACAAAGCGGTCTTTAGCGAAAACGAGGCGGTGATTAGTAAGGGCATGGCAAAATTAAACAAAATCATTAGCCATGGTCAAGATATGCCAGCACGATTGCCGGCAGATGCAGCAGGCGTGCCAACAATTGTACCATGTCAATATTGTGAGTTTTTTAATTTTTGCTGGACTCAAAAAAGGAAAGCCAATGACTAAAATTCTAGCACTTGATCTTGGCACAAATACTGGCTGGGCTTTGTTTCAGCCAAACGAGAGCAATGATGGGTACCAGGTGTTCAGCGGTACGATTAACCTGAAGAATGATCGGTTCCAAGGTGGAGGCATGCGGTTTTTACGTTTTCGTAATTGGTTAGATGACATCAATTACCAAAAAGACGTTTCAAGTGTTTATTTTGAAGAGGTCAGGCGTCATATCGGCACAGATGCTGCCCATGTCTATGGTGGGTTTCTCGCTACTCTAACTTCATGGTGTGAAGACCGCAAATTACCATATCAAGGCGTGCCAGTATCTCACATTAAACTGCATGCAACTGGCAAAGGCAATGCCAGTAAGCAAGAAGTCATCAAAGCTATGGAAACCATAGGCTATCAACCCAAAGACGATAACGAAGCCGATGCGCTGGCTTTGTTGGAACTTATAATTAAACAAAACAAAAAAGGAAAATAGAGATAATGTGTTTGCTGTGTGGAAGTATGAGGTGTTGGGATATGTCAGACTGCGACAACGGAGGAAAAGATTTTTACGATCTTCATGGGTATTACCCAGAAGACAGAGAACGCCAAAAAGCAAGCCAAGATGCACTGGCTTTGTTGGAATTAATCATTAAAAAAAGGAAAAATAATGGCGATATTAGTCACAAAAGCATTTGAAACATTTTTAGAAAAAGCTGCTAATTTTAAAAATTTAAATGATTTTTTTGATACGCACGATTACAACTCAGATTTACCTGAAATATTTATGAAGTCGGATTGTTTGCAAACCGCTTTGATCAACAACAAAACTCAAAAAATCAAAGAACATTTGCTAAAACTAGACGAAAAAGCATTTTTCCCCGAAGAAGTGGTGCAAAATTTGATAGCAATAGTCAGACCATTAGTGCTGACTTCTAAAGAGCTTAGAGAAAAATTGTACCATTATTATTGTAAACTGGCAGAACAAGAAAAATTTGATTTAATTTTAAAACTAAACATGCTGATCAAAGAAAAAAGAAATCACGCCAGATGCCCAATCATTTTGCATCTCGGAACTTTGGGGCTAACAAATGTGCAAATCGAAAAAGAAGAAGCTGAAAACATTAAAAAAATAGAAGAACTGACCGCTAAGCATAAAAAACACAAAAAAGTATGTGAAGAAATAATAAAAGAAGTAAATTCACTTCTTGGCATTAGATAATTAAACTGAAACATACGCTAAAATGCGTTGATTTATTTGCTGGTTGTGGTGGAATGTCCAGAGGTTTTGAAGATGCTGGATTTGAAGTTCTAGCATCCCTGGACAATTGGAAGCCTGCTATAAA